AACCTTAATCTACCAAACCGCCTTATCTTCTTACATTGGTCCCAAGACAATACTACTCCTGCTCAAACCATCTATGGTTGGATAGTTTGAGGTTTATCTAGGAGTAGATAATTGTTGTCTTAGGGAGTGAGAGATCACTCGGAGCCGTATCTTGTAGGTGTTATCCTAGTTGACACTGACCGAGCGGTTCCGGGCTAGTCCGACACTCCACACGGGACTGACACACAACTTTGTATGTTTGTTATGGCATACAAAGAGAGCAATTAACATGACCACAATCACTTAAAAAGAATGACAAATAAGTCGAAATGAAAAGGTAAGCCCAATGGGCGTGAAAGAAAAGATATTCACGGTCCACGTGGACTAAAAACCAAGTTCATAATGACCTTGTCAAAACTTCTTAACTGGTTGGCTAGTTCCATCAAATGAGATGGACTAGTTACCAGGACTGTGATCTGTAACTGCCAGCCTTTACTCCAGAAATGTGATAAAGTTTTGTATCACAGGGGCAAACGAGGTCTAATCCTTTATTTAAAGGGGATTAGATCGTGTGTAATGAATTATTTATCCAATAATCCATTACGCCCTGAAGGAGTGAGGCTTACCGATGATGGTATCCCGATCGACCTTGGACCTTGAGTTGAAATAGTTAGGTATGTCAAGAACCCTAAAGAACCTGAAAAGGTTGCTATTAGCATTAAATCTTTAGCATTCTTGAATACAATCCTATTTTCAACTCGAGCTCTGAGGACGGGTTCACAACCCGACTTCTCTTCTATTACAGACCCTGCTAAGGTTGATAACCTTAGTGAGGTGATTGATGAAATCATCAAACCTGTAAAAAGATTTTGAAGAAAGGTCGGAGAGAAACCGTCGTACAGTAGGCCTAAAGGTTTAAAGTGAACGCATTGGCACTTCTCATCAAAGAGCGGACCTAATGGTCACGCCCTTTGAACCTCCCTTACTGATTTCTATGAGCTCCCAAAAGAGCTTGTAGAAAGTATATCAGTATTAGGAGGTAAAAGACTTGCATTAGTCATGCAAGTTTTGGGAAGTACCTCAGTGAGAGAGTTTTTACAATCTCTCCCTGAAGGGAATCCTTTATTTCCAAAGGGGAAAGGGCGATTTAGAAAGTTATCGCACTTCCCTGATAAGGAAGATAAAGTACGCATTATTGCTCAACTTGATTATTTTTCTCAAGCAGCCTTAATGCCTCTTCATAAACTTTTATACAAAGTTTTAAAGAAGATTCCTAATGATTGCACTTTCGACCAGGGGAAGTTCTTTAACCTCCTTGAGGGAGCTGAGATCTATTATTCAATAGACTTATCAGCAGCAACTGATCGATTTCCAATCGAGCTGCTCTCAAGAGTGTTAAAGGGGTTACTTCCA